ATCCCAATCATCAAGGCACACTCCAGCTTTCCAAATAGCGTCATCATTTAAGCTAGTTAATTCTCTTATCTCTTTTAGTTCTGTTATTAAATAAAATTGTTTCATATTATTTATCTTTAACCTTTAAATTCTTCAACTCCTTATTATCCCTATCCCTAACAGGCTTTAAACAAACTTTACAACGATAAAAATAGGTAGTTCCTTTGGCGGAATAGGGGAGGGGTTGGGGATGTTTACAATTACATAATTTCATATTATTTATCTTTAAATTTACTCTCGCCTGCTCCGACTAATCAGAACTCTTTTAGGAAGTGTGGCCACTTAGCAAGTGAGCAGGCGACAGTAAACTAGATATATTTAATCTCCCCAAATCTTCTGGGGGTTAGTTGGTTATTCTTATTTCTTAACCAAGTTTCAAATTCTTTTTGGCTAATTTTATGTTTTTCAAATGGTAATTTACTTAATAATCTACGCCATAAAGGCAAGGAATAATAGTATTGCTCTAACCAAATTCCTATATATGGATTATCTTGATATATATTTAGTCCTACCATATATTTAATTCCCCAAATCTTCTGGGGGGTGGTTAATATTGACTTCCTTCTAATGATAAATCTCCAGCGTCAATAGCCATGTCCCTAGTAACATATCTTTGTTCTCTTTCTTCTTCTTGCTCACAACCACAATGTACAAGCTCACAACCATCTTGTTCTTTTTTAGTGTAACTCTTAGGGTCTTGTTGCCATGCTCCACAAGCACCACATCTAGTTAGTTTTTCTTTTTCCATATATTTCTTCTCAATAATAATTTACATGTAATAATGCGCAGTCTAATTTTGGCTAGGATTGGGGGATAAATGTGTGGGTTTGTTGTTGGGGGTTTAGAGGAAGATTAAATTAATCCTCCTCTGATTTTATAGCACATGAATTGCAGATAGTTGATTTTATTATTTTCAACTATAAGCTGTTGTTTAAAGTTTCTTGGACTTATCCAAGTTTTGTTTACTCTGTACCAATCGCAAACTGAACAGCACTGCACTTTTAATTCCATTTTATTTTTCTCCCTTAGGAGGTTTGCTAGAATCATGCCCTATTCTAAAGCCTAATAGTGAAACGATAATGATAACGATTATCATTGCTAAGCCTTTAAAAAAGTCTTCCATAATAGCACCTTTTGGTTTAATTAACTTCTCATCTCGGCCAGTTTATCTAGCTGTAATGAAGCCTACAGCCCTATTAAGGGGACGGACTTCACCAGCACGCATAACTCTAGCCGAGGGAGGAATTAAAGCGGTATATCTGAAACATCTTGATCCGTTACCGCGCCAGTAGGTTCGGCTGGGGTAGGTGGAGTTTCGGCTTCCCCTTGCTTCTCCTTAATTTTATCTTGAATTTCCTGTATATCCGGTGCGTCTTCTATCATTTTTAATTCTTCTTTTGTCAATGCTTTTTCTTTGCTAGGCATAACAGTATATTTAACTTCTTTAGTACCTGCTCCATCAGCCTTGAGGTTAATATCATAAGGCATAGGCACATTGTCAAACTTATAATCATCATTCAGCTGTAAGGCCTCTATTCCCTTATACACAGTAACTGGCATAAAGTATGGCTTTACCTTGCCATCTTTTCTGTCTAGGATATGGCATAACCATTTAAAGGTTGGTTTATCCTTATATACTCCGGCATGAGGCAAGCATACACTTACCAATCTAAATTTATTCTCTCCTTCTTCTGGCTTGAATCTGTCTGTACCTTCACCAAGATTATATTCTTTCTTGGCAGTTTCGTAGGTGTCTGTGAACGAAAATTCTTTTGGCATATTTTTTCTATTTACTTAATAATTTTTAAATCTTTTTTACAATTATAACAGAGAATAGTTTTAGGATTAAACCCTGGCTTAACCAGCCCAGGGCTGATCTCACAACCTGCCAAAACACATTTAAACCCTACACAATTCGAGTAACAATACCCGAAAGTATCAGGGTCTTTCTTCTTTAACAAATCAATATTATGTTGTTGGTATTTATTGGTGTTCATATTTTTCTTAATTTTTTAATTTTCATTTCTACATTATCGAATAAGAATCTTTGCCAGCGGTTACGATTTGTTTCCCATACTACTGGCTTCTCTACTTCTATTGGTTTAATTTTCTTTTTTCTCTTCATATATAGAACTCATAAAAGAATAATCGCTTGAACCATTTTCTTAGACGCCAGAGCCACCAAGGAATTGTAATTAGAGGTTTCATATTAATTAACAAAAAAGAAATATAATATAGAGAATACAAAATAACACAATATTACTAATCCTCCTGTAATTCTCCATCCAGAAGTATTACCACACGCCATTAATATCATGCCTACAATCCAAAAATGTGAAAAATAATCGTTCATATAGTTAATAGATAGATAAATACAAAAGTAAATAGCCCCAAACAATAGCTAAACCAATCAAATCTGAATAATCGGGTTAGTTCTGAGGGTAGTCCATCTTGGACTTCTCTAATTGTAAATCCTTTTAACATAGAATTATCCTTTATATCTAAACTCTTTAAAATATTTAATCTCAGCTTGTTTGCGGGCTTTGATAGCGTCTTCTTCGTTAATAAAACTTCCTAAATTAATTTGTTTATATTTTACCCTAATATAAGGTTGCCATCTTTTATCTTTTTTATTCCAGCAGTAGCCTTTCGCTTTTCTATTTCTTAAGTTTTCTGTTTTAGTTGCATATCGTAAATTAGATTTACAATTATTTAATTTATTAGTATCAATATGGTCTACTGTTAGTTTACTTCTCTTCGGCAAGATTAAATGATGTAGTAATAATATTTTATTATTATTATAAATAGCGTATCCGTGATTACCTAAATGCCATTTATATTTTTTGATTTTATTTAATATTTTTTTATCATTATTGATAATGGCTCTCGCTGTTTCCATCGGAGTTGATCGCCCTTTATATAAAACGATCTCACAGATGTTCCCTTTACAAATTATTTCATTTTTATCAAAAATAGTTCGTTTCAATATTTTTCCATGTGTTCTTTTTTGAGCATAATGTTTACTGCAATATCCATTGCTATAATTCTTAACTTCACAATTTTTAACTTTACATATTCTCATATTAGTTATATATACTCATTAAAAACCCTTGAATCGCCACAACAGTGACAATCGCAATGAAATATAGCTTAGGAGTTTGAATTTTATTAATTGTTGAATAACCTTTTTGATATTTCATATATTTTCAAATATCATCCTTTCCCACCGCCCGGATATGACAGCTGACGAGATAAGCAGATCATAGGACGGATGGGAAAAGATGTTTATTTAATTTTTAATTTTAAACTCTTCTTTTTTAGTCTTATCTTCTTGAATTATTTTAAATATTTTTCTAACATCAACTAACTTCTCAAAACTCAAACCAGTATTTTTTTCAATTTTAATAAAAGCATTAAGACTCATATTGAGGACATTACCTGTAATAATTTTACGATAAGTTTCGTGATGGATATCTAGATTCTTACAAAAATCAACTAGACCTTTACCGCTCATTTGTTTTAACTTTTCTAATGGGTGCATATATTATTTTTAATTGTAATTATATTGTAACATATCTGGAAAATATATGCAAGCCTACGCAACGACCCTATAAACATTGATTTAAAATACTTATGCACAGATACGCATTTGCATACCTACGAATATAATGATACACTACAATCATACCAATTAACTTATCCACCCCTATGAAACAAACAGAGAATCAACTCCAAAAAGTAATTTTGGATTACCTCGGCTATAAGGAAAAGGCCTTTAAATGTTATTGCTTTAGAGTACACGCTGGAGCTGTTAGACTTGAGAAGGGCGGATATATGAGATTTTCTAAAGCTGGAGTCCCAGATATTGTATGCTGTGTTGATGGGAAGTTCATAGGGCTGGAAGTAAAGATAAAAAATGGCAAACAGTCTCCATCACAACTAGAAGCTGAAGGAAAAATTAAGCATGTAGGTGGTAAATATTATGTTGTTAAAAGTTTGGAGGAGGTGGAGAAGATAATTAATTAATTTGTGAATTATATGACCAAAGATAAACAATGCCACAGATGTAAAGCTAAAATATTTAAATTTTATGAATTTATAGATACTTTCCCGATAATGCCTGAAAAGGTAACTATTTGTGCAAAATGTTATAAAAGTTTTAGGGAATGGTTAAAATATAGTTTATATGACCAAAAAAAATAACAATAATTTTTACGGAAAATCGTTTGCCCCTAAGGATATAGAGCGACAGGATAAAGAAAATAAAGAATTAAATAATAGATTAGATAATCTAGTCAAACCAACAATAACTTATTCAAGTAATATGTCCATCAAAGAGTTTCTGGATATGCTCCGTAAGGGTAAATGGATCAAGGGGTGGGAGAGGGTATATGGGGAGGATAAGAAGTATATTATTAGGTTTGAATAATCGCCCCTACAAGCCTCCAGAAGCCTATAACGACCCTTATACCCCAAAATGAATTTAAATCCCTCCTAGGGGCAAATATCGCCCTAGAATGGATAATTTTTTAAGGTAACTAACTAATAAATCCCCATGCCCCTCTCAATCCACCAAATACTAAAAAGGAAAATGGAAAATGTTAGAACATTGACTGCCATCATTACCAGATGGCAGAGGAGTATTTGTCCGGATTATCATATGAGGATTAGGAATGTACGCTACAATACTTATGTTAATAAGTTAGATGCCGTGATCGGGGATATTATTTATTTGAAGAGGCAGTTGAGGGGGAGTTATTAATTAAAATATGTTTTTATGAAAGATAAAATACTTACAGTCGCTTTTTTATTGCTAATAGCATCTGTTTGTTTTCTTTGGGGTTTTGTAACTAATATGGCTATACAGGAGGAGTGCGCCGAAGATACTTTTCCTTCTTGGGAGGAAGTTCAGCCAGGACTTACAATGTATGATAAGGGGTATAAGAGAGGTAAAGAGAACTGTCCTGAAATAGAAATGTGCTTACCAAGTACAGAAATAAATATATTGGAAAATAAAATTGATAAGTTAATTGATTGTAATTATTAATAAATTAAAGAACCACCAGATTACAGTCTGGTAGTTCTAAATAGGCAACACTATGCCCGGCGAAGAACAAAGTGTATTCGAAAACGATGTTATTGTACCACAAGTTAAGAGTTGGAGTCAACAGAAACAGGAGTATTTTGATGAGCTTGATGCTTCTGAAGAAAATGAAGATCGTAATAATTAATTTGAGAACTATATATTTAGGGGAGGTTATCCCCCCTTGATATTGAGGGGGGAGGAATAATTAAAAAAAATTATGATTAATAAATCACTATTTACATCTAACTCAGAAGAATGGGAAACTCCGCAGTTATTATTTGATGAGTTAAATGAAGAATTTAATTTTACATGGGATGTTTGTGCTACAAAAGAAAATAGTAAATGTGGAGATAATTTTTGGTCAAAAACAATAAGTGGACTTACTAATGATTGGGGTGAAGTCAACTGGATGAATCCTCCTTATGGACGAGATATAGGAATATGGGTTAGAAAAGCATATATGCACGCTAAAAGGGATCAACAAACGACAGTAGCACTTCTCCCAGCTAGAACAGATACTAAATGGTTTCATGATTATATTTATAAAAAGAAAAATGTAGAAATTAGATTTTTAAAGGGAAGGTTAAAATTTAGTAACAGTAAAAATTCTGCTCCTTTTCCTAGTATGATAGTTATTTATAGATAAGTTTGCCCCCCTTGATATTGAGGGGGGAGGGGTGTATAATTAAATTAGTGAATTAAAGTTATCAACAACCTATGCCAAATACTATACCGCAAAATCATATTAAAATCAGGAACCCCATAATTGTTAGAGGTGGCATACTTTGCGGTATAGAACCTCGGCAGTTATGGGTTTTTTGTATTTAATATGATTTTCAAGGTCGTTAGTTAATAATTAAAAATTTAAATATATGACAAATTTTTCACCACAAGATATTTTGATTGATAAAGCTGATAATGGCTATATTATACATTTTAACTTTTTCACCGAGGAAAGTTATAAAATAGTTGTTCCAACTATTGATCAAGTTAAAGAAGAAATACAGATATTTTTTACAGGAAAATAATAATATTATTAAATAAAAATATAAAGAATTATGAGCAAACCAAATCAATATGGACAATATTATTGGGTGATTAGATTTAAAAATAAATTACCTTGGGCAAGAGATGAAGAAATTTATCTTTATGCTGATCTAGTAGAAATACAAGATGGGATGATATTGTTTATTAAAAAAGATGAAAAATCATGTTTTATTAATTTTGCAGTGCCATTAACTCAAGTAATATATTTCGCCGCCGCTTCTTGTATAGATGGTAGTGAAATAGCGTTAGAAAGTCATAATTATGTCAATGATATAACCGAAGATGAAGACAAAAAGAAAAGAAAAGGAAGCATAGAGCGAAATAAAATAACGAACGGATTAAGATATGAAATTATGAGACAAGATGAATTTGCTTGTCATTTATGTGGAAGAAGCGGAAGCGACGCAAAATTAGTCGTAGATCATATCGTACCAATCAGTAAGGGAGGTAAAACAATTAAAGATAATTTACAAACATTATGTTTTGAGTGTAATAGCGGTAAATCAAATAAATGAATTATAAAGACGAAATAAAGAAAAGAGAATATCAACACAAAGACTTAGAAGCTAAACTCAATCAGGAATGGTATAATTTGCCATTTGTGGCTAGGAAAAGGGAAAAGTTAGTGAAAGAATATAAGGAATTATTTACTGAAAAAGAATATATTGAGAAGCAATTAGAAGCCATTGAAGCTGAATATAAAATATATGGAGCTAGACACTAGAGTGCAACATGGGCAGCTAAAAGATTATTTCTTGGTTAAAAAGGGGAGCAACGGCAAAGTTCTAAAACCCCAAACCAAGAAAGGCATTTTTGAGGTGGCTAAATATATTACAGAAGAGTTTGATTGTCTTGCTCTTGGAGATTTTAAGAGGGACATATTTATCTATAAGGATGGGGTATACCAGAAAGCTACTAATTTCATTAAGGAATATGTGCAAGGTATTTTAGAGGATATATATTGTAATGGTTTTTATTCAGAGATAATAGAGCAGGTTAAAAACAGATGCACTAAGGATAGGGAGGAGATAGATGTTCAAAATAAGGATTTGATTAATATGGAGAATGGGATATTGAATATTGAGACGCTAGAGATGATGGATCACCAGCCTGATAAATATTATTTCTTCAATAAAATACCGGTAATTTTTGACGGTGAGACTGATTGTCCTGAAGTATCTAAGTTTATGGCTAGTGTATTATCTCCAACTGATATTGATTTAGTGCAAGAGATGTTTGGTTTTTGCCTATATAGGCAATATTTTATTAAAAAGGCTTTTATATTGAGTGGAGAAAAAAATACTAGCAAGACTACATTGATTAAATTATTATCCAATATGCTTGGTTCTCCTAATATTTCTGGGGTATCTCTTCAAGAATTAGGGAATAGGCATTTTGCTTTGGCTGATTTATATAATAAGTATGCTAATATTTATGATGATATGAGTGCCGATGATATTACAAGCACAGGTAAATTCAAGATGGTTACTGGCCAAAGTCCTATATTCGGTGAATATAAGTATGGTGAGAGGTTCCCATTTGTGAATTATGCTAAATTAATCTTTATCTGTAATAAGATACCAGCCGTTAATGATATTGATGATGATGCTTATTTTGATAGGTGGGTGCTAATAAATTTCAAGAATGTTATAACTAAGGAGAATATTGATCCTTTCCTTGTGGAAAAACTGTGTACTCCTACTGAAATAAGTGGATTGTTTAACTTCGCTTTGACTGGGTTGAAGAGATTAATAAGACAAAAATGGTTTAGTTATGATAAAAGTTCAGATGAAATTAAGCAGGAAATGTTACAAAACAGTAACCCAATAGCTAATTTTGTGTATAACTGCCTATCTCCCGCACATCAAGATGATTTCGTCCATGTAAGAAAAGATATAATGTATCAGGCATATTGTGATTTCTGTGCTAAAAAAGGATTGGGTCGAGATACTGATGATAAATTCTATAAAGATATTTTTAAATATGCTCCGTATTTGAGAAATTATAGATCCAACGAAGTTGGCCGTCCTCACTGCTATTCTGGGGCTAGAATTATCCAGCAAAATGACTAATGCTTTACCTAGGGCGTCCAGGGTATTTGATAACAAGTGTTTCTCTATATATATATTTTACTTTTTATTACGATAGTAAGTAAATAGGTTGGACACTCTGGACAAAAGCACTATTATTTGGTTATCTTGTCAAGTTTATGGTATAATATATGAAAAACCCAGACCCTCACAAAATACAAGAATATGTCAAATCTCATACCCCTGAAGACATAGCCTCAAAACTAGCTTATGTGTCTCATTGGTTAGTTTATGACTTTTGGGATAAAGCAGGGAATATGACGACTGATGATTGGACTGTTCATTGTGAGGAGATGCGGTACAAGGAGAAATTTTTAATTGAGTGTGTGAGGTATATGAGGGAGGGGGAGCAGGGGAGATTAAAGATATAATTTTATGAAGACATTAAACCTTTATGCTATTTGACAACACTGTATAGATTTGATATAATTTAATCATGGAACGAAATAAAAAAGGACAATTTGTTAAAGGTAGTAATGGCAATGCTTATAATGGTTTTGGTATTTGGTATGATAAAAAAGGTTATCCCACCATTTGGATAAATAATAAGTCTATTAAACTTCATGTTTATATTTGGGAAAAAGAAAACGGAGAAAAGCCGAAAGGAATGCAACTACATCACAAGGATTTTAATAAGAAAAACTATGATATTGAAAATTTAGAATTAGTTAATCAATCAGACCACTTCAAAATACATGCTGGGTGGAAAAGAGAAAACGGAGAATGGACAAAGAAACCTTGCAAGGATTGTAAAAAACTATTACCACTTAATAATTTTTATCAAAGAAAAGGATTAACACCGTCAAATCATTGTATTGAGTGTAGTAAGATTTTATTCAAAGAAAGAAACACTGAAGAATATAAAGCAAAAAGAAAAATATATGTAAAAAATTATTATAAATTGCATAAAGAAGAAATTTTACAAAAACAAAAATATAAATGGCATAATGATAAAAAATATAGAGATAGACAAAGAGAAAACATGAAAAGAAATAGTGAAAGGAGGAAATGTTTATGAAAGTGCTGAACTGTTATTGTGGTTTGGGGGGCAATAGGAAGTTGTGGACTCCAAAGGGAGATGAACATGATATAACTGCCGTGGAATACAAGCAAGAGATAGCAGATATATATAGTGATTTTTTCCCAAAGGATAAGGTTGTGGTGGCAGACGCTCATCAATATCTTTTGGATCACTACAAAGAGTTTGATTTTATATGGTCTAGTCCGCCGTGTCCGACGCATTCTGTTTGTAATAATTTTTTACATGCTCAAGGGGTGGTAAGGTATCCAGCTATGGAGTTATGGCAAGAGATAATATTTTTAAAGCACTGGTTTAAGGGTATATGGGTAGTTGAGAATGTCAGAAGTTTTTATAAACCAATGATACAACATTATGAATCAGGCAGACATTTCTTTTGGAGTAATTTTTATATTAGTAATATGAAAATTAAAACAGAGTTTAATATTGCGAATATGAGAGCATCAACGAGAAAAACACCAGAAGAGAATTTGAAATCATTAGAGGAGTTTCATGGATTTGATTTATCTAAATATGAAGTTAAAGGTAAAAGATTACTACTAAGAAACTGTGTAAAACCCGAACTAGGCAAACACATTCTAGACTGTGCGTTAGGGAGAAATAAGCAGAGGACTTTATTATGACCGGTCTAACAGTTCTATTCCTAGAATTATTATTTGTAGCAAGTTGGGTTGTGATTTTTTTGTGGGGGGATAAGGGGAGTTGATCGATATTGAAGAATGTGATATAGTGGAGTTGAACTGTGGATAAAACAATTAAGCTCGTTACTATGTTTAATTATTTTGTAATTGAAGAGACAGATCGAAGCTATTTTTAGGTTCGTTTTTTTTGTTTAAGTAACATCTGCCACGCCTCTTCACAATGCGAACCTAGCAGATTAATAAAATGCTACATCCTTACGCTATCCAACTGTCGGCTCATGAGGATAGCTAAACTAGATGTGTGCGATAGTATGGTACAGCTATCAACTGACCTGTCATTGTTACAGGATAGTCGCTCTGCGACTGGCAATAACTGTGATGACCATCACGGGTCGGTCGTGGAGAGATAATAATTTTATCTTCTCCAGTGCTTGATTGCACAAATCGTGGACAAGAGTATATAATCCGATGCATAGATTTCTCTTGCCTGTAGCCGGCATGCAAGTGCCGGAGAGGATAGAAATTAAAAATTATATGGCCAACAACCCAGATTTATATTTTAGTAAAGCAGAGAGGGAGGCACACAAGATAGGATCAGCTCATGCTAAGGCACACGAGTTTACGGCTAATGAAAAAGATAAGCAGACAGTAGAGTTAAAGAAGATGTGGCAGGCAGTTAAGGCTAAGAGTGATATGAATAGAATTAATTTAGAATGGGCGATGCAACCAAATGATCCAAAATCAAGAGAGCGTAAAATAAATTTATTAAAAGAAAAAGGATTGCTGGACAGGGATTTGCCTTTTAAAGTTTTAGATGCAGAGAGGAGTAAATTTATATGATTGATAAAAAATTTGAAAAAGAAAAAGAAGACCAGAAGAAATATAACGAGTTGTTGATAAAGTGGGAGATGATACACGGAGTTAAAGTTAAAGTAGTCAACATCCCATTATTAATTAAAGAGCGTCCTGATAGAATTATGTGCGAAGCACAGTTATATTTTGAGGACACGGGGAGTAAGCAAAATGTTATCACTAAAAAAATATAAGAATGAGTTTGAAAGATTGGCAGAATTGGAGGATGAGATAAGAGCAAAAAAATATAAATTAAAATTATTAGATTTAGAGATTGGTAGAAAAAGATTAGAATTTGAGAAGACAGAATATAAATTAATAACAGACTTAGAATATAAGCAAGAATATTTAGCTAAGGCTGAAGATACACTTGAGAGATTTGCGAATAGTCTGTTTAAAGAATAAATTATGTATGGCACTAAAATTAAATCCAAAGCAAGAAAAGTTCTGCCAACTTTATGCAAGTGATAAAGAATTTTTTGCGAATGGTGTGCAATCATACATAGAGGCATACAACCCAGATGAGTCTAAAGTTAATTGGTATAAGACAGCAATGTCAACATCGTCAAGGATGTTGCGTAGTGTTAAGATATGCGATAAAATCAATGAATTATTGGAAACTTCGGCCTTAAATGATGAGTTTATAGACAAGCAACTTGGGTTTTTGATGACACAACATGAGGACTATAAAACTAAGCTCGGGGCAGTTAAAGAAGCCAACACATTAAAGCAAAGAATAGTTAAAAAGATAGATGTAACATCGAAGGGTGAGAAGCTAGAGAATAAAGTCGACATCAATATTCTAGAAGAAAGACAAAAATTAGATTTCGCCAAGTCTGGAGAATTAAAAGAATAAATATGACAGACTATAAAGTTACAATGACCCTGTCGAGCAAGAAAGAAGATGAAGAATATTTTAAAACTTTTGACCTTGAAGATTTTAGTAGCAGTTATAGAGAGAAGACTATAAGACAAATGGCAGAGGCAGTTATTAAAACAATTAAAGAAATAGTATGCTAGACCAATTTAAAAAATTCCTAGCCCAAGATAATAATTTCTACAAATGGTTTGGCGATCATATTACCATCCAGAATGTTGATAATTATCTAGTAGAAGACTTTGAAGAATTTGGTGGAGATAATGTAGTAGAGTTTTTAAATTCTAAATATCCAAGGATACAGAATTGGTTTCAAGACAAGAGTCTTTGGGAGAAATTAAAAGATGAGATAATAAAAGAGTATTTAGCAGTTAATAATTAACGGGGAGAATATGAAACAACTTATAACAAAAGAGCAATGGGATGAATTGGAAAATAAAAAGAAAAAAGAGTGGATGTTATTATTTTATAGGGCGAGCTGGGGCGGATTATCAAAAGCTGAACTACCCTCCATCGGCCAGATGTTAGAGTTCTTGAAGGATGATTTTAAACAGTTAATAAAATGGGATTATGGATGGAGAGTAGAATTAAAAGATAACTATAAGGTTTGCGAAAATCCTTGCGATGCTCTTTGGGAAGCAGTTAAATATAAACTATGCCAGAGTACGAAGACAAATTAAAAAAATTAGAAGAAATACAGAATGTAGAAATAGACAGGAGGGTACTAAGGATGAATAACATTTTAACGGGGACGAAAGTTGCCGTTTTAAAAAAACAAGATTTAGATAAACAGATGTGCAAGGCAGATGTACATTACTGGTTACAGAACTGGGCATGGCTATATGAGCCTAGACCAAAGCCTAGGTCAATCCCATTCTGTCATTGGCATGAGATGTTCCCAGATCATGAGGGAGCAGACTTCCAGAAGAGATTAATTGACAAAACAATAGAACACATTGAAAAGGGTGAAGACTTGAGAATAGAGAAGTCTCGAGACATGGGAGCTTCTTGGTCAATGATGTTAGTCTTTACTTATCTTTGGCAATTCCACGATATGACATTCCTTGTAGGTTCAAGGAAAGAGAGTTATGTGGATACACTCGGTAACTTGGATATGTTACTGCCAAAGATGAGATATTTACTAGACTCACAACCCAAGTGGTTACTACCTAAAGGGTTTAACATGGATGTACATTCTGGGTTTATGAAGATACAGAACCCAGAGACTAACGGCACAGTGTCAGGTGAGTCCAACAACGCAAACTTCGGGACAGGTGGCAGGCGTAATGCAATTCTGTTCGATGAATATTCTAAATGGGAATACACAGACTCATCAGCCTGGACTTCAGCTATGCAGGCCACACCATGTAGGATAGCTTTATCAACTCCATTATTTAAAAACAACAGGTTCTTTGTTCTAAAGAAAGAAAGAATATATAACATAACCATGCACTGGTCAGAACATCCAGTGAAAGCAACAGGGTTGAAAAAGGATAGTAAGGATAAGTGGACAAGTCCTTGGTACGAAAAACAAAAAGAAAGAGATAACCCAGATGTTATAGCTCAAGAGTTAGACATCTCATACTCGGGTACAGCCCTCTCATCAGTATTCCATGAGGAAGTGGCACAGATGAGAATAGAGAGAAGAATAACAAAAATAGATCACCTCAAGGGTCATCCAGTCTATTGGGCGTTTGACCCAGGCATAGGTGATACATGGGCTAATGGTTTCTATCAGGTGTTAGGTTATTCAGAAGAGATAAGATGGTTTGATTATTATGAGAATCAAAATGAAGACATCTATCATTACATAGAATGGGTGAAAGCGATTGAGAGACCTTGGAATATGATACATGATGATATGGAACCAGGTAAATCCAACTATGTGCCAGGCTGGAAAGATATGATAGTGATACCTGATCCGAATGAAGCAGATGCTAGGTCTTCTAAGCTTAATAAATCGTTGAAGAGTATATTAAGAGAGAATGGATTTGATAATGTCTTTGTAAGACGAATAGGCAAGCTAGAGGCTATATCAGAGGCTAAGAGGATATTTAAGAGTCTCTGGATGGACTCTAGTGGCTCTATGGGGATAGCATTAGACAGAATAACGGCTTACCACTACAAATACGATGAAAAGACACAAGAGTTTAAACAGGAGCCAGTACACGATATAAACTCACATTGTTGTGATCAGTTCAAATACTTTGCCAACTACATTAAAAGTCCTCAAAAGGCAGAGACCTATATTGAGGAACTAAAAGATAAAAGAGACCGTAAGGTTTCGCAGTCAGTCAGACCAGTCTTTGAGACTGGGATGTCTGGAGCATAGATATTAATTAATAAGAACACTATGAAACATAAAGTGATTGTTATCCCAATAGTTATTATAGTCGTAGCTTTAGCTGGGTTATTAACTTATGAACTAAATAATAATAAAGGTATTGGTTCAGCCTTTAGACCTCAAGCAGGAATTGACTTGCTTGGTAGTGCTGATTCTTATCAGACTATGGCTGGTGGATACACTGGTGGAGGTACAGCCTCATCAACTCCTCAAAGGATTGAAGGACTTAAAAGTGCAACAGCTTTTGTAGGCTATAGAGGCACATCTATCGATTCAACCTTAGTTTGCAAGGTAGAGTATGCTTGGGATGAAGATAGAACATATTGGTATGAAGAGGGAGCGCAGAATTATAGTATCCCTACAACTACAATTGATAATTGGCCAAAAGAATATTTATACGCAATTGATACTCTTAATGAAGCAACCACTACTATTGTGTTTGATTTTGTAGAAGGGTCAAAGTACGCAAAAGTATCCTGTAAAACTCTTGATGGTGCTGGTAGTCTTTGGGCTAAATGGGTAAGCGTGCAAGAAATATCAAGATAACTATATGTTTATAGATTTAAAGTTTTTGACATTTGAAAAGAATAGTTTTGGATATTGGGGGGTTAAGATTAAACTAGGCAAAGTTTTCTTTGTTGATTTATCAGCAAGAGGATTATGGGTTAGTTGGTGTGATCATAAATATGGTAACTGGATTTATACTAACGGTTCAATTAGTAGGTTAAAATCAAAATATGCAAGTAATAAAACCAATATACTTAGAAATATGTGGAATGCCTTGGATATACACAGGACATCATAAGTGGTTAGTAGGTGAAGCGTTGAATAGATCATTTAAATATTACTTAGCACCTGAAGCCTCAACTACTGGTACTAGCGATTCAACGGCTAATCAGAGAAATAAGTTGGCAAGTACAGCCATTAAGGAGACTGACGCCACCCATCTAGTCTTTGTTGACTGGGATGTAGTACCTCCGCCTGATGCTATTAAGAAGCTCATAATACAGGATAAGGACGCTATTAGTGGGTTGTATTATGCAAAGGATGATATGCAAAGGATGATATGCATTAAGGACGCAAGCGGTAAAACTCCTGGTATATTGCAAGATGGATTGAATGAAGTGGATATATTCTGTATGGGTATGAGTGTTATTAAAAGAGAAGTATTCGAGAAACTAGAGTACCCGTACTTCAGACCACAAAATGGAGAGCAAGACGGTGATTGGCAGTTCTGTGAGGCTATAAGAAAAGCAGGGTTCAGGGTCTATGTGGATTCAGATATAGTAGGTGATCATTATGGAGTGTTTTCAAATTTAAAATAACATTATGCCAAAAATAGAAGAATACAATGAGTCAGCTAATGAGGTGCAGGAACGAATGCAATCTGATGAAAGACGAGACATAGCAAGCAAGACCATTGCTAGGTTTTATGATTTAAGAACATTAAGAAGTCAGAAGTTTGAATTTATCCGTAATCGTACCCCATTAGAATACTTTGAAGATTCAGTTATGAGAGTATCTCAATTTAGAGAGAAGCCAGCATGGAAGAAATGGTGGCAGTCTAACCTTGCTAGTCCTACTCCTAGGAATAAACTAATTGGTATATTATCTAAATTAGCCGCTAATTACATGATGCCGACTACCCAGATAGAAGGCGGAGTTAATTTGGTTAATAGAAAAAAAGAGCAAGTATCTAATGCTATTTTAAAAGATTCTCTTATTAAAGGCAGAGAAGACAGACAGTTTATTCTTGAGATGTATGAGGCAATGGCTAAGGGTACAGTTATAGGCTTTGAAGGTTGGAAGCGAGATAGAAGAATACAAAGAATAGTAATTGATGAAGATCCAGAGACAGGAGAAATAAAGTCTAAAGAAGAAGAGATAGATAAATGGAATGATGTTTATGGTGAGATTGTGCCAGTAGAAGATATCTACTTTGGTGATTGGTTTGTGAATGATGTACAGGACATGGATGATATAGCATGGAGAACAATCTTAAAAGAGGATAATTTTAAAAGTGAGTTTGGAAGTTACACTGATGCTGATCTTGTTATCCCTGGTAATTTAACCCTAACTATCAATGAAGAGAAGACAATATTCTATCAGAGGTCAGAAGATATCAAAGAGGATGAGATAGAGATTATTAGATATTTTAATCAAAAAACTGATGAATATATAATGATAGCTAATGGCATTTGGATTAATCCAATGAAAGATGATGTAGTATCCCCTTTGCCTTGGAATCACAAGCGGTTACCATTTTGGTTAGCCAAGTTCGAGATACTAGACTCTAAGTTTATTCTTGGTAAATCTATTGCAGATAAGATGATAAGTGATATAGACACAGAAGATAAGTTGTTTAACAATATCCTTGATAGGTTGTATATGGCATTGAAAGCTCCAATAGTAATTCAAGGTACTCATACATCTTTAACTGAAACATACCTAGAGCCTGACAATGTAATAGAAATGGACGAAGAAGGAGGAAAGGCTACTAGACTTGATCTTGGTGAACCTGGCACTGGTTCATACAATATGCTTCAGATATTACAAGCCAGGATAAATCAATCATCTATTGACCCTGAACAGCTAGGAGCGTCAGCTGGTAAAGCTAAGACTGCTACTGAAGTATCAATCGAAAGAGAGGGAGCATTGCAGTTAGTTTCACTATTCGTCAAATTAATGGAATTTGGCCAAAGAGATAAGTATAACTTACGACTGTATAATATGTATCAGTTCTATACATTGCCATCGAATAAAAAAGATAAGAGAGGTAGGTTTAAAGTGATAGAGTTAAGAGATGAATTATTGTCTGATGGTACGATTGGTACACAAGAAATTTCGTTTGTTAATAAGGTGAATCAAAATGAAGTAGAGCAAGAAGCCAAAGAGACACCAGGCAATATATCTAAGATACAAATTACTAATGCGTTTCTTAGAGATACAAAAGCTAATATAGTTATCACCCCTAAGTCTAGTCTTGCCACTTTAGAATCTGAAGCAATTAACAAAGAAGTACAATTCCAGAAGATGGTGTTTGCTCTTTATCCTGATCTAGCCAACAAAGAAGCTATGTTCCAAGACTTGGTAATGAAGTTTAGAGATAAAGACATCAAGAGGATAAAAGCTCCACAGCAAGAGGCTTCAGTTGAAGGGGGTGGGGAGATGGGTATAGAACAGATACTTGGAGGACAACAAGGAGCAGGAGGGCAAGAGACTCCACAAGATGCAGTTAGAGCGTTAGAGGGAGACAAGAGCCTTAAAGAATTAATATGATAAAGAAAATAAAGTTTTATATAATTGAGAAGTTAATAGATTATCTGATACCAACTAAGCAAGAAGAGATTGATGGGCTAGAAGAATTGTTGATATATAATGAGATAAACAAGGTTGATAGAGCTAAGGATTTATTCAAAGCTACTATTAATTTTGATAAGAATTATTATTATAAAATCAAAGAGGATGATATAAATGGTCGGCTTCTTCGCAAAGGAATGATTGTAAGGACGCAAAGACAATTGATGATAATGGAGACTGCGTCTGACAAGATTAAACAAATTAAAAAACAAAATAAATGATTTATTTAAAGAATTGTTCAGATGTTGAACATGGAGGAGGATCAACGCTAGAAACTCAGATGACAGAACATCCAATTACGAATACTAAAGAATGGATAGATTTGCCAACTGATGAATTTGGAAGAATAGATAATCTTAAAGCTCGAGGTTTTAACGAAAAAGATAAGTCTGAAAAATATGAGGTATCTATCAAGCCAGGGCAAGTTAAAGCATTTGGTAAAGGATCAGCTCAATTCAACAAAGAGAAGAAAGATTTAAATGAAGAGCATGCAGAACATCTATATAAGACTTATGGCAATGAAGAACATATTCAAGAAGGTATAAAGACAAGGAATTGGTTGTTAGAAGTAGTGCAAGGTGAGGATAAGGAGTGGATAGAATACAAGGATAATTTCTATCAAAAGTATAGATTTTCTAATAAGCATACCAGTTTTACTAGGTAGTACATTTTACAAATTAATATAAACACACGGGGAGTCAGATAGGGTGTTCCTATCTGGTTCATTAAGTCTCACTCCCCGTGGGCTAAATGTTCCAGATAGGAGCGTCTTAAATGACGCTCCTGTTTGTGTTTATAGGTCTTGGTGAAGTTTGGTCTCACTTATAAAGACTCTAATAAGAACTATATGACAAACGAGGACAAAAAAGAGGAATCTAATACTCAACCCAAGGTTGAGAAGTCAGAGCAAGTTCCTGCTGACGATAAAAAACCTGAGCCTGTACAACCTGTTAAGGAGGAAGACAAGTCGAATCCTAACCCTGAAACAGACACAGGCAAAGAAGAACAGCCAGAGAAAACTCAACGAGAGATAGAACTTGAAGAGCAAGCAAAGCAAGCAGAGATGGATAAAAAGATTGCTCAAGAAGATTTAAAGAGATTGAAGGATAGTAATCGGATGAAATCATTATCAGACATAGGAGATGATACTTCTGTGAATGATATTTATAATGATGGCGATGATGTTGGCGATGACGCTGATAACATTAAAACCGATTACAAATCTAAAAGAGCTGACGCTTTAGCTGATTATGATGAGAGGATTAAAAGCCTCGATGATGAACAGTTTGAGTCGTTTCAGAAGCATATAAAGGCTTCTGAAAGCTCTTTGCTCAAAGAATCAATGAATAAGAATAAGTATATTGCTCGCAAGTCTATCCATGAGATGGTCAAAGACGGGTTGGAATTTATTGACTTTAAGTCAAAACAACAACAACCCGAAGTAGACGATACTCAAGAAGTTGGGGTTCCGGCTGATATAGGTTCTACGAGAACTATTCGTAAACCTTTAGCCCAACCTAACACAACTACTGACGAGGATAAATCCATAGCAAATGCTAGTGGAATTAATCCCGATAGGATAAAAGTGTTGCGTGAAAAGGGCTATGACATTTAATAGTTAATACGCACGATTATGTCTTTTAGTTATGCTAAAACATTGCGTGGAAATTCAGCTCCAGTTTTGAAGACTGTTATAATTGACAATGATGATGATATCGCAATAGGTGATATGGTCAAAGTTTTTAATGCTGGTAATGCTGAAAAACTATCTGCAGGTGTAGCCATTTTTGGTGTAGTTCATTCCGTTGTTGATAAGTATGGTAATTCACTTACTCCTCAATTGACAACCAAGGCTACCCAAGGTTCAGCTACAATTGCTAGTGGTGTTGTAACCGTTGCTTCTGACAATGAAACAGTTGATAAAATTTCTGTTCAAGTAGATGTTTCGCAAGAATCAATCTATTCTGGTGATGTTACTGGTACTATTGGTACTACTAACTCATCTGAAAAAGTTGGAGCTGCATTTAATGTAGATAGTGAATCTACTATTGACGAAACTTCATCTGTTAGAAATGGTCAAGCGCAATTGTACGGATGGGGAACTGACCCCGCAGATAGTACTAGACTTTTAGTCTCTATTCTGGAATCAGAATTAAGTGCAGGAGCCGCTTACTCTTAATAAGCTAATTATCAATTAATACTATAAATGTATGCAACAATTAGTTGAAACACGAGCAGTATTTGGTGATTTAGCCCAAAGAGGAGCGATTGCTAAGTTTGCTGATGTGTTTGATCAATCATTGGAACTATACGATAGTATGGAACCAGTCGGTAGAGTTATGAATGTGATTAGCACAAATGATTCTATCATTAGAGATATTGGGACAGCTGGTCTTGGTTTGTATAATGAAACGAATGAAGGCGATGCTTATGATCAGGACTCTAATTTAGTAACTTATGAAACAGTCTATACAATCAAAGATTTAACGAAGACTATTGAGGTTACTAAAAATAGGCTTAGAGATACTGATTATCAAAAAGAGTTGGACAGTTTTCGTTTAGCTGCTATTACAGCTAGAATGACCAAAGCTAAGTACTCAATGAATATTCTTAATGGTGGTTTTACGACTGCTGTTACGAATAACAACTATACGCTGTATCGTATGAATGATACGAAAGCGTTGTTCTCAGTCTCTCATCCTAGAAAAGATGGGGGTACAGCCCAAAGTAATGCCTCTGGTACAGGTATCACTTTGACAGAATTAAACCTTGAAACAGGTCGTTTGGCTTTGGTCAAACAGTTGACTGATAGAGGTTTGCCAATGGAGTTTATGGGGAAAGCAACATTGGTCGTACCTGATGATTTGGAAAAAGACGCAGTAATATTTGCGAATACTCCGCTTAGACCAACTACAGCTAACAACGATGTGAACTTCTATGAAGGGCGCATTGATGTTGTAACTTCCAGATGGTTGAACTCAACCAATGGCGGTTCAGCTACTGCTTGGTATCTAGTGGATAATGCTTTCTCTAAATTGAAAGTGTATCTTCGTCAAGAGCCAGAATTTAATACCTCAATTGACAGTAAAACCCAGAATAGGGTCTTCTCGATCGACTTTAGAATGGCTGCTGGACACTCCGATTGGAGAGGTACATGGGCAACTAAGGGCGATGGTCAAAGCTATACTAGCTAATTATTAACTAATTTGAATTTTTATGGACTATGCAAAAGTTTATAATCCAGAAGTCAAAGAGGTTAATTTATCTATTAGTGGTAATACGGTAACTATTGCTCATCAGAAGTATGTGGTTGTAGAAGAAAAGGATGCTAGAAAGCTATATAACATGATGCATTGCCTAGAAGTAGCACCTGCTACCGAAGAGGAATACAAGGCTCAAGTTATGGCGAAGCGAAAAGAAGAGGAAGCTAAGAAGAAACTGGATGCTGAAATTGCTAAGAAAAAAGCAGAGGAAGCTGAAGAAGAGGCAAAGAGGTCTGAAGAAAAGAAAAAGATTAATGCAAAGGCTAAAGAGAAGAAAGCTGAAAAGGAAGAAAAGAAAGAAAATAAAAGATATGAAGAATTAGTGGAATCTGAGAAAAAGCCCAATGTTAAAAAGGTGGAAGAAAAGGCCACTGAAGAGGTAAAAGTCGAAAAGGCCAAGGAAACCATCAAGAAACCATCTGTAAAAACTAAAGAAAAGTAAATATGAACAAACGAAATATAATTGCATTGGTGGTTATCATGGCTATAGCTATTGTCGGTACTAATATCGGCAATATTAAGGCTTACCTCGGGCAAGAAGCTCCGAAAGTTGTTGTGGAAGGAGACTATATTGAAGCTCCTGCCCCAGTAGTGTCTGACGCTATTGGGCAATTAGGTGCTTATATTGCTTCTCCAACTACTTTTACTGATGTGCATATTACCAATGACTTAGTCGTTGATGAAATTGCTACCTTAGGAATAATAACTTACGGGAGTGAATCAAGTGCATCTTTGACTGTAACAGCTGGTGCGACTACTACTCCTGGTGGATTATTCGCAATTCAAAATACTGGTGAAGATAGAATTTGCCAAGGACTTGAATTGGAAGTAAATACTAATTCGTCAGGGAATTCTTGCGGAATGCAATTTAATGTAGGAACATCTACTTCTGCTACCGCATGGTCAGCGAGTGGAGGTGCTATAATTGCTTCTTCTACTTTGCCTACGACTACTACAGCTTTATGGAATGATACAGACAATACTGGTACTAATACCCAAGATAGTTGGTTATGGAAGACTGACGAATATCTTTTAGGTGCATTTGACAATCCTACTATTGGTGGGGTTGGAGACAGTGCATCTTCTACTTGCTATTCTTCTATGGTCGGTGCTGTATATGCGAACTGCCACACTAGATAACCTCAATGGTTTTCATCCCTAGTCCCTTTATAGGGGCTGGGATATGGAAATTAATTATTTAATTTATGTCTAATTTTAGATGGGGGGAGGCAGGAGTATTACAATCAATTAGATGGACAGATCCATATCAGACAACTGGGTTATTTCCACAAGCCAGAGTTCTTGATGTTGATGGTGATGTAGTAGATACAATAGATCTAGATGCCAATACTACTATTGGTTATGTTTATGAGGGAGATCATACACCAGCTAACGAGGGTGAATTTGAAATAGTTTATGATATTTATGAATCAGCTGCTGACAGAACGGCTGGTACACCAAAGTCTGAAAGCATATCAGGTGAGAGTGAAGTATTGAAAGTTAGGAGAATACCTAATAGTAATCCTATTATGGCAGGCGGTGGAGGGGGAGCTGGAGTTAGTTCTAAAGATATTGATAATATCTCTAAAAAAGTATCTGAGGAAGTTTGGAAGAAAGTTATAAGTGATAATATGACCGCAGCTAAAATATTGGCTAGTCGGTCTGATTTTAATTTTGAGAATGATAAGGTGATGACTGACTTAGAAATTCCGGAACCTAAAATAAATACAAGAGAATTAAAATCAATGATAACTGATAAGTTGACTGGCCTAACTGGTATGCATAGCAACACCAATAAAAAAGTAATGGGAGCTATAAAGGATTTAGATAGAAATATCAAAAATAGTAATCAAGAGAATATAGCAGTTAATAGTAAACTTGATAATCTGCTAAGCTCGATAGACCAGTTCGGGATACTGACCAATAGTATTAGCGAGATGAATAAAAAATTAGCCTCGCTTGACCAGCATAATATTTTAAATCTAACGGCTAATCTGCAACATGAACTGGGACAACTTGCTAGCAACATGCAGATGACAGAGAAGATGATAGAAGCCTTAAATAAAGAAGATAAGAAAAGGATTAAGGCTCTGCTAGTGGTTGTGAACCAAAATGCGAAAGTGTTACAAAAGAGTATAGACAAAGTAAATGTTAAAAATATTGCAGAGGCAATGAAATTAATGAATCAATAAATATGAGGAGTTTTTGGCTAACATTAGGGATAATATCCATAGCATTAATGACTGTGATAGGTACAGTCAAGGCTCTTGAGATTCCTGTTAGACTTATATTAGATGAAGAAATGTTGGAAGGGGATGAGATATTAGGAGCCAGAAGTACTACAAGAGAATGGGTGAATGAAAGAAATAAAAAATTGATAAGATCATTAACCTCAACTTTGCAAACACTTATAGTAGGTGATGGCACAACTTCTACTACTACTAATGCTACCTTGGAATTAAAAGGTTCGTTCGCCATGATAGACGAAGGATCAGGATGTGCGCAATATGATGCTGATGGTTTATTAACTTCGACTGGATCAGCTTGTAGTGGATCGGCTTCTTTTTCTTCTAACTGGCAAGAATCACCAATAAATGTTTTAACCCCAACTAATACTTCAGCGGGGATATTTGTTAATGCTTCTAGTACGATTGATGGAGATTTTACTTTTATAGGTGATGGCGATTTCCAAGGCAGTGCCTCAACTACTGGTTCATTCTATATAGCCGGCGAATTAGATAACCTCGCAACCATAAATGATACAACCTACTCTTCTTTACAGGACTGGTTCGACACCACCCAATCAGCTGGCAAGATAGATGGTGGAGAATTTTCAAGTAACGGAGATGGTGAAATGACAGTAGCAGCGGGCAGGGGCATAATCAAAATAGGTACAACAGCTACTAGCTCTGCTATGTGGATGGACTGGACGGCCACAACTACTTTAGAATTAGTGGATGGATCAACAAGTTATATCCATGTAGATTACAATGGAGGTGATCCTTCAATTCACGCTACCATAGATAAATCAACAGTTAATAATAGAAATGGAATATTGTTAGGAAAAGTTTTTAGAGAAGGAAATACATTACACATGGTTCCAGCTGGAATGAATATTGCTGAAGTGCCTAAAAATACTTTAGGATATGTTACTCAAGTGTTTGGAGAAGTTGTTAGGGCTTCAGGAGCAGTTATTAGCGAATCTGGAACTCGTAATTTAGAATCTACTGCTGGTGTACTTTGGGCTGGATTAACTAGAATAACTACTGATCCACAAGACACTTCAGGCGCTGATACTTATGAATCTTATATTTATACAGGGTCAGCTTGGGAAGAGTTTGCCTCTAGTACAGTTACTAATATTTATTATAATGATATAACAGAAGGTTCAGTTGAGCTTACACCTAATAGATGGGGTGTTCACTGGGTTTACATTGATGGTGATACAGACGGTATAATTATGGTAGTTATGGGACAGGGAGATTATACTTTGTTGCAAGCAGAAGCGGCTCAACCTCCATCTTCTTTGCCAGATCATGTGGCAGATTTAGGATTTTTAGCAGCTAAAATACTTATCCAAAAAGATGAGACTAATTTTAATGATGTGCAATCAGCCTATGATACCCAGTTCACATCTAGCGGAGCATCAGTTCATAATGAATTATCTGGGTTGCAAGGTGGAACTGCAGACCAGTATTTTCACTTAAATACAGTTGAACATACAGAACTTACTGAATGGATTGATGATGCCATCTTAGGCTCTAACGGAGATTTAACAGTAACAAGCGCAACGACTACTGCTCACTTTTCTGCTGACGCTACTTTATATGTCAAAGATGGAAATGTCGGCATTGGGACGCAAACACCTACTACGCAATTACAAGTGGAAGTGGATACTGACGGAGAAGTTAGGATAGCTGACTTTTTAAATGTTAACGCAGATCCTGATGACGCGGTCTTTATATCAGTTGGAGTTGGATTGGCGACTAATGATGGGGTAGTTCTTGGATACAATGAAGCTAGTAATTTCGGGTATGTAAGTCTTCATGGAGAAGTGGCTGGGGATGCTTTGACTATTGCTGATAATGGTAATATAGGCATAGGTACTACTACTCCGCTAGCGGTCTTGGATATAGTTGGCCAATCAAATGCTATCTGGGGTGGTAGAAATATGTTCTATGACAAGTCAGCTGTCCCTATCTTTGAACAGGGTAAATGGGATGGAGGAACTAATTTTTATACTTCTCGGATACAAGTAACCAATGACCCGACTGGAAGTTTTAGTTTATTAACCATAGCCGCCTCATCAAATAAAACACAACTTACAGAAGGGACAATGGCAGAAGGATTAACTGTAACAGGGCAAGGCAGGGTAGGTGTAGCTACTACCTCACCTTACGCTACTTTAGCAGTAGAAGGAGATGGTGTAATACCATCCATAGTAACCGTAGATTCTGCTGGCAATCAAGATTTTATAGTACAAGGGGATGGCAGGGCAGGTTTTAGTGTTAAAAGTTTAAATGTATCAACTGACGCAGACGACCTTGTGATTGGAGATTCACTGTCGAATAAGGGTATGACAATCCTTGGCAATACCCAGTCTAATCTTTTTTTCGGAGATGCTGTAACAACTGGAGGAGACAGCAGAATAGGTCAAATTAGATATTTGCATACTGCTGACTCGATGATATTTAGAGCAGGAGGCAATGACCATTTCTTTATAACAGCTAATGGCAATATCGGTATTGGAACATCCACGCCTGATGTTATACTTCAAGTTGAAGATACTTCAGAACAGTTGAGGTTAAGTTATGATTGGGATAGCGTAGCTTCTTTTACAGTTGCTGGTGATGGCGACATGACAATAGATTTGAATACTGCTAATGCGACTACAACCTTTCCAGACGACATTATCGGATCAAATAATATAGAAGCCCTACAATTCTGCTTAACAGGAGATGATTGTATTGCTACTTGGCCAAGTGGAACAGATTATGGGGCATCTTGGGAAGCGACCACCACCCCAGGATTTGAGGCCAATACAATTACTCCAACAACTACGGCCGCCAGTGTAGTATGGAATGGCAGAGCTACCTCTACTGAAACTTTTGTAATAGGGGATGTAGATGGTGGATTGAGGATAATCCCTGGTCAAACCACTACTACTTTAGAATTTTTTTAGACTATATGATTAAAAAAAAAATTACAATTTGTATAGGTTTGATAATATTCTGCATAGGACTATCCGGATGCACAGACGATGAAGTAAGGACTTTATATAGTGGTAAGTATGATGGATTATTAGGAGCTAGCCTAGGTTCTGAAATTCAAACTGAAAGAACATGGAACTCTAATAAATATATTCAGCCCAATGGAGATGAGGCAACAGTATTGGCAGTTGGATGGGTTAATTATTTAGAAGATGACGGAACATGGCAATCAATTAATACTGATTTTGTAGAGACCTCTGAATTTTTTACAGTTGAGGACGCACCATTTATAGTACAAGTTCCGAAGTATGCCAATGGCGAAGCCAAATTCATTAATAATAATAGATGGGATATATTTGATAAGACAGAAATTACAGATAATGATTTCATCCAAACAATAAAAGCATTAAATGCAAGAAGAATTGGGGGGCAATTAGAAATTGGAGATTTGGGATTTGGAGAAACTAATTATGTAATATATAGGAATGCATTTTCAAGACCATCCGCTGATTTAATTTATTGGGTACACCATGGGGAGTCTCCACGGCTTAGGAAAATAATACGATTTAATAGTAAGCCAACTAGATTAACTAGCGATTTAAGATATGAATTTGAAATAACATATTCTGATAACAGCATAGTTAAAGAAGACGGAATTGAATGGAGTGAAAGTGGGATTTTAACTACGACAGGAAAACTGTCTCATAAACCCACCACAGCTACTGGCAGAAGAGGAATCAGTTTTCAGGATTTTTATATCTGGGATAGCGGGGTAAGAGACCAGAGACAATACCAATTAATTAATATAGAGTATCAAAATCTGTATTTAAACAAATATAAATTAATAAAAATAATACCAAAATCGTTCCTTGATAGTGCAACATATCCAGTATATACCGATACTACTTCAACTTTTTATCCAGACGCAGATCAATCATCATCGCAAGATGGATGGGTGGTTTATCAGTATGGGTCTGGTTCAGGTGTAGCTTGGGCTACTTTAAGGAATAATGTAACTGGGAGCGGAACAGGTGGAGAGGAAAATCCATTCTCATTTATGTGGATGTTGTCTGATTCTAATTCTCCAAATTGGAGAACAATAGGTAGAAGTTTATTCGGATTTGATATATCAAGTATTGGAGATGATACAATTGATTCTGCCACCTTATCACTTTATGGAGATTATAAAAAAGATGATCTTGACGCAACACCGGATGTAAATGTTTATTCTGTTGCGCCTGTCAGTAACACCTCCATGTCAACTGACGATTATGACGCTTTTGGAATAACAGCTTATAGCACAGCCATTACTTATGCTAACTATGATACTACTGATTATAATGACTTTGTTTTAAATGCTGCTGGAATTACTTATTTAGAATCTGAATTAGCTGATGATGGTATAGCTAACATGGGGACTAGAAATGCAAACCATGATGTTGCTAATTCAGCTCCAGTTCATATTTCTAGCAAACAGTCTCAATTTAATTGTTATTTTTCCGAAGAAGCTGGAACGACCAAAGACCCTAAATTGGTAGTAGTTCATAGTGCAGGTAATACCTGTACTGCTCCAGTAACGGGCGACTGGTATATAGATTCAAAAGATTCTTGCTATGTAACATCAGATACCTATGTTATAGGAGAGATACATTTATTAAATAGAGGTGATGGTGCATTGTATATAATTGACGGAGCCACCTTATCAGCAGAAAAAATAAATTCTACATCAACTCCAATTAATGTAGAACAAGGTTCATTTATAAAACTTTGGACTGCGACTTAATAATTAAAAAAACTAATATGAAAAAAACATTATTAACTATTTTAATCACAACCCTGGTTTGTACAGGAGTAGTAATCGCTGCTACTTATACTGATACTACTCCAGCAGATGATGAGACTATAAAGATTATTGAAAAGGAATATTTAGTTCCAGCTGCTACTTCAACGGATGTTATTAATATGGGAAATGAGATTGACACTATGAATGATTCCCAATCTGATATTACAAAGATATTAAGCAGATTTAATAGTGCTAGAGATGACTATAATGATGGACTAGGAGGTATTTCCTCTAAGACTTCATTACTAGACGAAGCCACTTGTAGTTTTCCAGAAGTACCAATTAAGGTGGAATAGATGACTGATAATAACGACTTAAAAATAAATGATTTAGAGAATAATATGACTAATATTCAAAAAGATGTGAGTGAAATTAAGAATGACTTTAAGGAATTTAAGAATGATTTTAAGACAGATTTTAAATCATTTAAAGAACATTTAGATGAAAAATTTGCATCAAAAGCAGAGTTTAGACTTGTTCAAAAAATTGTTTATGGGATGGTAGGGACTATATTAACTACTGTATTATTAGCTTTTATTTATCAAGTAATAATTAAATAATATGTCCAAAAAACATAAGAACAAAAATAAGCAACCAGAGTTTGTATATTTTGATGATGATGATGAAGCCGATATTGATAGGGCATTAGACGAGGTATTGCCTACGATTGATAGGACGGAGGATAAGACGGAAGATTAAATACTTTTATTTATTTGGGTAGTTAACGCCTTTTCTATTGACCAGTTATCACGATCTATTCTCTGTTTGATTAAGTATGCTGGAATTTTAACTTTCCTTTCCCATTGTGCTAGAGTTAGTGAACGATCTTTATAAATAATAATTCTATTTCGCCTAGTATGATTGTTCTGTTCAATAGAATCTGCCCATTTACAATTAGATTTACAGTATCCCTTATCCCCATGAATTCTATCGATAGAAGTATAAGTATTACTTTTTCTGTGCTTAAGGTAGTCTTTATACATATCATCCCTAAAACCCGTGAATTCTAACCATTTCTTGCAAACAGTGATTCCTCGACCACCATAATGAGGATAATTAGGATCGTTTGAATTTGAACACCGTTGTTTCATTTCATTCCAAACAGAATAAAATTTAGTATGACGAAGACCGTGTCTAAATAAATGACTATTCCCCCCTGACTTTTCAGGAAATTTCTTGCCTTTATGCCATGGAATATGCCCCTTAGCAAATTGCCCCTTAGAATTGTGTTTACTCATATAATTAATCAAAAAGCCTCGTTTCATAGATGATAACGCATCTAATCCACGAGGCAATTAAATAATAACATTTCTTGGTTGCGTTATCAACCTACAATAATTATAACATATATGAAAAAAGATACAATACAAAATCATGGTTTTCAACCTGATGAAATAACAGATGACCAATATGTATTTGGAAGTAGTAAAATGCTTCAGGAACTTTTGCAAGAAAGTGGGCAATGGGACGATTTTTTACCAGAAAAAGAATATCAAAGACAGCATGGTTTAGAAACTTATAATTGCACAAACTTTGGAACAGAAAATGCGTTAAAAATAATTCATAAAAGAAAATATGAAGCAGAAGAGGACAAAGCTGAAAGATACATGGGAGTAATTACTAAAATTAGTCGTGGATCAGGTGGGTCAGCACATACAGCTTCAGAAGCAATAAGAAAACATGGGATGATACCAGAAGAATTGCTACCATTTTCTAAAGATATAAATACTTGGGATGAATATTATAGCCCAAATCCAATGACTAAAAAATATCTTAATGTAGGCGAAGAATGGAAAAATAAGTATATGTTTCAACACGAGTGGACATTCCCTAGTTGGTTGAATTGGGAGCAAAAAAAGAAAAATATGATTGATGCTTTAAAATATTCACCACTTGGCATTTCGGTGTTAGCTTGGAAAAGAAACAGTAAGGGACTATATTATAAGAACTCCAACGAAAGAGATAATCATTGGTGCGTGTGTTATGGGTATAAATTAAATGAATATTGGAAAATACTTGATACTTATGATGGCACATTAAAAAAATTAACTTGGAATTATTATTTTGGTTTTTCTAAAAAATTCTTTTTAGGCAAAAAACCACCCGTGTATGAAACACAGGCAGATGGGTATATAGATGGCAAACCAGTACCAAGGGGGAGTTGGATAAATGGGACGGACATGTTTAGGTGGATTAAAAAGATAGACTGGAATGGGTGGCCATTTAAACAAATAGGAGGTTGGTTTAAAAATTAATTTAATTTTATGAAGTATTTTAAAACAAAGAAAATTGGCTATTTAGATGGTAAGACTGCAAGAGAAGGTGCGTGGCTAACATCTGAACAAATGTTTAGATGGATTCCTGCAAAGAAGTTTAAAAATTAATCTTTTTATATGAAACTTGTACCTACTTTATTTGTTCTAGTAATACTTTTCTTTATCGGAGTCATAGTCACAAGCATTTTAAATCTTACAACTGAACCACAAGTAATAATTACTGAATGTCCCAAACCTAAGGTATGTCCTAAGCAGATTGAGTGTCCTTATTGCCCAGATTGGCCAGAGTGTCCTGCTCCTCCGATTATGGAAGAATGTATAACCTTTGAAACAGAATATGCTAATGCTGGCAAAGAAAATGAAGCCCTGATGGAGAAAATGTATAAGGTTACAATTGAGAGGAATATAGCCGAGGATGCTTTAGATGTGGTGTGCCTATCAAACAAGTCCCATGTACTATGTAATTAATTATTAAGTAATAACAAAAATATATGCAAAAATTTATAGAATATTTGCAAGGGAAGAAAACTTATTTGCTTGCTGTTTGTATTGCTGGCTATTCAGTATCAATAGCTTTTGATTGGATAATAACTACTGCTGATCAAAATATAGCAGTTTACGGGCTATTGGCCGCCTTGTTTGGTATAGCAGCTAAAGCAGGTTCTACTCGAGAGTTAAAGGGAAGGAGAATAACATAATATGCCTAGAAAAATATTAAAAAGAATAGCTAGATATGCTAGTCCATTTGCTAAGACTATTGAAGGTGTTAGCAGGATTAGGACTAGAATCAAGAAGAATAGAATGATTAGCAGTGTAGCCAGGCAACATGTAAAAAAGAAATACCCTAGAGGAGGTAGAGAAGGTATGCAATCCCAATTTATTAAAGAGAGAAGAAGATTAAAAAAAGCAATTAAACGAAAATAATATGCCTAGTAAAATACTCGGCTTTATTGGGACTAAAAGAAGAACCAGAAAAGCCCAACGAAAAATACTAAATAAAGCAGTCCAAAGCAGGGCTAAATATAAGTTTAAAACAACTGGGACTGCTGGTGTTAGTTTGATTAGACAAAAATCCAGAGCTAGGAAAAGCTTCACAACTAGATTAAGAAGTAAAAATTTAATATAAATATATGTCTATAACATTATCAGCTTAAATCATATTTTCTGTGGCAAGAACAGCAAAGCGCCATCCAATCTCTTGTATCCCTTTTGTATTTATGAGATTTATTCGCCCAATTTAGTACTCGTTTTTTATAAGTATCACCACAATGTTCACATCGTAGGGGTCGGCCTAATGCTTTATATATCCATTTATGTATTCCAGCATAACCGACATCATCACCTTTCCAGCGAGCATTATTACTTCCATGATTCAGTTTATAAATATGTCTGTATGATAACCAGCATTTTAAAGAGCAAAATCTTTTAGCCTTATAATCAGAACGAACTTTAAAGACTTTATTACATAAGATACAATTACGATTAAGTTTGAATCGACTTCCAATACCTTGGCATTTAGGAGAACAGTATTTCCGCTTACCGATTTGCTTTAACCATATATAGAAAGATTTATTGCATATTTCACATTTTATGGTTTTACCAGTTCGCTTACTTTTATAGTAACATTCGCGAGAACAATATTTCCGTTTAGCATATTCAACATTATTTTCAGTTTTATTTTGTTTTTTAACTTTATCACAAATTATACATTTTTCAATCATATACTATTAATTAATTATTAAGGCTTATGTCTATAAGTTTAGCACAATGTGATAGCTACCTGCAAGACAGGCTTGTGAATACCATCGATTCTCCTTTAACTCAAACTCAAAGAGTAAAAGGGATGAATCAAATAATCCAATTCATGCAATCCAAGTCTCATTGGGATTTTACCCAGCGTATAAAAGGCTGGGAGTATTTAGATTTTGATGAATCTGATTATAGTTTAGAGAATGATTTAGGGCTAGATGATGTTAAGGATATAAGAGAAATAAGAGATCCGAATAAATCTTATGAAAGATTTTCTGAAATTGACAATAGCTTGATGGATAGATATATCAGGGAAAGTAGAATCGTCAATTCTTTTACAGTTGAAAAAAGAGATAACGATAAGGTATTGAGAATGATATATAGGAATGCGACTGCCAAGAAACAACTATCTGCATTTAATTCATTAACTAGTGAGGGTACATGGTCAAGCGATACTACTAACTCTGATGCAACTACATTAACAGTTGATACTCAAAGAAAAAAAGAAGGGTCAGCTTCTTTGAAATTTAATATAGATGTTAGTCAGTCAACTAATAATTATGCCAAGATAAGTAATGAAACTTTGACTGCTGAAGACTTAACTGATTATGAGAATATTGGAACATTCAGAATGTGGCTGGATTTTCAGCAAGCAACAGAAGCTCAGCTAGAAACAATCACTAATATTGAATTAAGAGTAGGTGATGATACCTCTAACTATTGGGCGATGACAGTTGCAAGACCTATTAATGTAGGCTCCTTTAAAAATCAATGGAATAAAATATCATGGGCATGGAGAGACGCTACTCAAACAGGTACACCTACAATCGCTGTTACTGGCCAATACATTGAGATAAGAATTAATTATTCGTCTGGTATGACTGATATTTCAAATGTAAGAGTGGATGATTTAAATGTATTCCAACCAACGGAAATGGAAATAGTATATTTTTCAGATAATATGGTAAATGATGAGGATGATGGTTTACAAAAAGAATTTTCCATAGATACAATTGATAATACTCAAACATTACTACTACCAACCAGGCATAGAGATGGTTTTCTGCACCTAGTAACTGAATTATTATTCAGACAGATGAAAGATAGTGATGAGTCTGTTAGTTGGCAAATAGAAGAACTAGCAGGCACTGAAGCCTTTAAGGCTATGAAGAATGATGTAGGCATTCAGATAGTTAGGAATGTAGCGACATTGGAGCCAAGAGGCAGCAGCACAGAGCGGGTGGGAAGAAATTTTCATCAATGGAGCTGATAATAATTAAATTAATTGAATGCCAAAAACCATTAAAAATATAACTAAATTCCTCGGATTAAATACTCTCCGTACTTCAGACGAGATAGGAGATTTTGAGGCGGCTGCGACTTTAAATGCAGACCTATCTTCATCTTCTCAAGTATCTCCGATGAAAGGTTATTCGCAATTTGCCAATCAAGCCAATGCGTCTGATAAGATAACCCAGCAATTTCCTTATGAGAGAAGTTCAGGTTTTGAGACATTGCTTCAAATAAGAGACAATGATACTAATAGCATTTTAGAATATTTAAACCCAGGAGATACTAGAAATTCACAAGATGGTGAGATAATACCTTTAATTACTAATTTTACGACAGGTAAGGTAATGAGCTTTGCTCCGTATAATGACGAGGGAACAGACCAACTATTAATGAGTAATGGGGCTGATAACTTTTCTAAATGGCTTCCAGGGATATGTATATTGGACGGAGCGGTTTTGGCAGCGGCTGGGACTTTAACAGTTAAAAAAATAACAGGTGATTCAAAAACTAATGCTACTGATGGTTTCTCATCATCTGGTTCTTTAACGGTCAAAGATGACGCAGGAGCTACTGTAACAATTACTTACTCTGGCAAAACTGCTACTACCTTTACTGGATGTTCCGGTGTAACTGCTATGGCAGATACAGCTGGGATAGCGCAAACAGTTGATACTTCAACTCATTCAGGACTAGATAAGTTTACTTTTATATTAACAGCTCAAGGCCGACTATGGGGGACAGGTACATCAGGCGCAGAGACTTTGGTTAAATATTCAGAAGTGGGAGACTTCACTAATTTTACATCATCCACTAATCCTGATGACCCTGGCTTTGCTGATTTCCCTGAAGGCGGTAAGAATATAGCCATGGGATCAATAGATAATTGGATTATTGTATATAAATCAAAAGTAGTGTGGGGATATGCTTTATCCTTCCCAACCTCAACTTCTAAAACTTCTACCAGGAAACTTATATCAGATACTGGTATTGCTCCATCTATAAAGGCATTAGCATTAGTGGGTAATGATTATGTTCATGTATCTCCCGAAGGGCAAATAAGAAGGTTATCAAGACTAGAAGCACAGAACCTATTCCAAACAGAAGATTTAGCCTTGCAAATTAGACCAACTATTAAAGATTTTGTATGGGATGACGCTGCCATCACTTACTGGAAAAAGGAAAACATATTATTGATAGCTGGTAAATCTGATAGCGATCAAAGCAACAATGATAAAGTAGTTAGTTTTCAATTCAGCCAGAATGAAAAAGGAAGTGCTATATTGAATAGAGGGATAATGGATTGGTTTGTTAATGCCATGACAGTTTATGACCAGCAATTGTACTTTGGTAGTTCTGGCGACAGTAAACTATTTAAAGCATTTGATGGTTTTACTAAGAATGGCGCAGCCTATAAATTTATATATACTACTAAATTAGAACATTTCGGAAGTCCATTTACTAGGAAGAATATTGAGGGATTATGGGTGAAAGGACGAATATCAGCTGGCAGTGAGTTAAAGACAGAAATACTCTTTGGAGAAAATGGAGCTATCGCATTATATGAAAAGACATTAGCACAATCTGACAGCGCTTATGTAACAGAGGCAGTATCAAACCCTCTTGGTGTTCATAGCTTAGGAACAGACCCGCTAGGCGGAACAGTAGAAAACATTGATGAACTTGATCCATTTCTAGTTTATTACCCATTGCCTCAAGCGGCCAAAACTCAAGGTGTTCAAATAATATTCTCGAGTGATGGAGAAGGACAACAAGTAGTAATATCAGAATATGGGTGGCAAGTAAGTGATGCGAAGATGGTGAACTACCCTAAAAAATAATTAATTAATTAAAAAATAAGCCTATGCGAAAACTTATAACAATACTACTAACAATACTTGTAGCCACTCCAGTTTGTGCCTATATAGTGCAACCAGAAGATTGGTTAAGTAAGATTGCTGACAAGTATAATACAACAGTCGAAAAGATTACTGAAGACAATAATATAGTAAATCCTGATGTAATATACGAAGGAGAGGATTTGAACATAGTGGGTGAGTATGTGGAAGTGGTAGGAGGCAATGAGATTCTACTTGGTGGAGATTCACCTGTTAGACCTGATGAATATTCTACTACACTTGCTCAATCTTTTACTGAAGGGCATTCAGGTACAACCTTAAAGGTAAATTCAATCACCTTGAAAGATGGAAGTGTTTTATCTTCTGCTATTTTAGGTGATTTAATAGTATTAAAAGTAGCCCAAGGTCGATCAAATAGTGAAATAGTGAAGTGTACTGGATTAACAGTAGCTACTAAACAATTTACAGGTTGCACTTTCGGAATGGTATTTACGGGTGAGGACAGAAGTGTGGCTGCTAATATTGAGGCACATGCCCAAGGAGAGTCAGTGATTATCACGAATGGAGATTTGTATTTAAGGCAACAATACCCCACTAAAGACTCAACCGAAACCATTACTGGCGCATGGCTCTTCGCCACCACCTCTCCCGATTCAATTACTAGAATATTCTATGGAGACAGAACACAAGGAATATGGAGCAATACCTCAACTGACTTGATGGGTTGGAATATTGGAGCAGATGATTATCAGTTTAATGATAGCGGGACAACATTTGCAACTGTTAATCCAATGACATTAAGTGGAGGGGAATTGAAATTAGCAACTTCTACTAATGAATTTGACTTGGATGGAAGCAACCAATTATCAGTTAAACTTAATAATAGTCTGACATCTAATGATGGTGGGATAGCAGTGGCTACTACTACTGATTATGTGTGGACAGGAGATCATACATTTGCTAGAACGACTACTACTGGAAAAGTAATAATTGGAACTTCATCGCTTGAAAATGCGACTTCTACTTTAAATATAATCGGTGATACTTATATTACAGGAAATGCGACTACAACAGGAAGTATGGATGTTGGGGAATTATGTTTTGATGGTGGGACATGCGAGACCGCCGCTGGATCTAAGTATCTTTATAGAAATTTTGTACCAGTTACTGTTGAGAATACAACAGATGAAACTACTCTTTATTCCTTTAATGTTCCAGGCGGATTAATGGGTACTAATAATACATTGCGGATAACTTTAATAATTACTGATTTTGACTATGAAGGCTCATCTGCTGGCGGTTCTGGAATTTCTATTAAAGTAAAATATGATGATTCTACTATTTCTGATATGGATACTGGAAATGGATGTGATGGAGCCATCGATAATTACAAAGGAACAGTAGAATCTTTTATGACAGCTTCATCTTCTGCGGCGGAACAGATAAGTTTTGGAAATATGTTTTTATCATTAGCTACTATTTCTGATGGTTCCCCTGCGTTTGACGCAGCAGCTGCATACGCCAATCCATTCGCATCAGCTGAAGATAGTACTACCGATTTAACTATGACAGTTACAGCCGATTGGGGAGCAGCTGATGCACAGAGCATACTTACTGTTGGCGGTATATTAGTTGAACTGATTAGATAATTTTTAAACCCCTTCTGGTTAGGAGGGGTGAGACAACTTATTTATTAATTATTAAAAATATGGCAGATCAATTTTCCGTATTAGCGGGACAACAAGTAAGAGATAAAATCACGGGGGAAATTTTAACCTCTCAACCTACACAAAGAATAGGGGCTATTGGCAGTGGTGAAGAGGGGCAATTTTTTTCATCTCAACAGTTTCAGTCAATTGATTCTGCCTTAGCTGACATTAGGGATGGGGGGGCGGATGTTACGGGGAACCGAGATGATTTTAAGGGTTTATTCAATGAGGCTGGAGTGGCTGATTCTGGACTAGACTCTGAATTTTCAGTTTTGAATCGAGAAGCTAGAGGGGCATTTGAACAAGCAGAGCGAGATAGAGCCGAGAGAGAAAGGCTAGAAATACAAAGAACAGGAGAGAGGAAGCAAGAAATCGGGGATGAGGCGAAAAGACAAGTCGGATTGTTAGGCGAGGCGGCCGAAAGTGCGAAAGGACAAGTATCTGCTTCTGGCCAACAATTTGGAGGTGTAGGCGTAACAGCTATTACAAAAGACAGTTCCACAATTGGTGAGATTGATAGAATACAAAAAGACTTAGATAGAAGTATTAAGTTAATAGAGAAGCAAAAGCAAGAATTAATTGATGCAGAGAAGTTTGATCAAGCTACTCGGATTGATGATATAAGGTTGAAGTTTATAGAAAGGCAGACGGAATTAGCTGAAAAACGCTTGGGGGCAGAATTGGCTCTGTTAGAGAAAAGGGGAATTAGCGCAGAAGGTGGCGTACTTGGCCTCCCAACCCTAGATCCCGATCAAGAAATAAAACTATTAACTCAACTCAGACAACTTCCATCTGATCAGTCATTTACAATTGGTGGTAAATCGTTTAAAGGGCTTAAACAGTTAGAAGTAGATGAAGAGATTAGAACACTTGCTCAAGATAATATCAAACAATTAATAGAATCTGGTGTACAATTATCTCAAATTCCACCACAAGAAATAGCATTGCTTGAAAGTTCAGCGGGGATGGTGCCAGGATCTTTTGAGGCAGTCTTCCAAGGCTTATCAGATAGAGCTAGATTAGGCGAACAAATTGATGTATTAGATTTCCAAAAACTTCAAACTGAAGTATCGGCTGGACAATTAGAGCTGATAAAAGAACAAGAAGCCCTAAACGCTAGGAATAATGGAGAATTAAGTGAGGATCAGTTTACTCAAGCTAAAGGATTATCGGCTCAAGTCGTTGCTAACCCAGCATATCGTGATATGTTAGATATAGAAACTGGGATATTAGGTGTTGTGAATGGACTAACGCAAGATACGGGATTTGGTGACATCGCCGCCATCAATGCTTTTCAACGTATGGTCGACCCTGGAGCAACTGTCAGAAGTGAGGATGTAACCTTACTCCAATCTGCTAGTGCTTTCTTAAATAAAATTGCCCCTCAATTTGTGATAGATAGGTTACAAAAAGGTGATAAACTTCCGAAGGAGACTAGAGAACAAATGAGAAAAACAGCACTTGAATTATACGATGTAAGGCGTAATAACTTTGAGGATATGATAGAACCATTAAGGAATTTAGCTGAATCTCAAGGAATAGATTATGGTCGATTTGTCGCAGAAGAATTTAAAACTTCAGAGGAGTTGACAGGGGAAGTAGAAGCAGTATCTGGTATTGATGTACAAAGAAGTTTTAATGATCTTGGATTCGATACATCATACGAAGAAGCCCTAAAGATATATGGAGAAGAAGGATTGAAACAAATTATCGAATCTCTCCAAAAAAAAAATGACACAGTAAGTTTAAACAGGCCACAAAGAAATAAAAACCCAGGTAATGTGAAGCGTGGCGGGGTAGCTGACCAGTTTGCTATTAAAAATCCTGATGGTTCGCCTAAAACTGATGACCAAGGACACTTAGTATTTGCTGATAGTCAAGCTGGGTTTAAAGGACTAGAGTCTGACTTAAGAGCCAAAGTAAGTGGTCAGAGTAAATTTCTGTCAGCTAATCCAACTATCAGAGAGTTAGGAAGGGTCTATGCGGAAGATATTAGTTGGGCAAATTCAGTAGCCAGAATACTTGGTGTGGACATAAACGCTAGAACTCAAAGTGTTAATTTTAAAAAATTAGTTGAAGCAGTCGCCACTCAAGAGGGCTTCTTCGCATAATAAAAATATATGCCTATAAACTTAAAACAAGCAGCTGAACAAGCGGGGATAAAACCATTAAGCTTGGAAGAAGCGGCCAGATCAGCTGGCGTTCAACCACTGCAACAACCTACTTCGTCAGTTAAATTTCCTGGGTTCTTAGAAAGAGCTAGGGAAAGTGTAAGAAGAAGAACTGCTACCTTTGAAGAGGCGGTTGATGCTTTTGGTGCTGGGAAACAACCACTTGATGAAACGGCACTCCAAGTTACAGGTCAAGCCGCTGGTTTAGGCTTAGATATTTTTGGTGATGTGCTTCTTACTCTTATTAAGGGTGCTGGAAAAGGGTTATCAGCTATTACTCCAGATATAATAGAAAAACCAGTCGTAGGTAAATTGAAAGAAGGAGTTAAGCGCATTAAGGAAGAAAGTATAGAGCCATTAATTGCTAGCACTAAAAATACAGCTGAGGCTTTTAAGACTCAATTTCCAGAAAAAGCTAATAGATTAGTAGAATTAGCACAAGACCCAAGGGTTAGAAGAAACCTAGGAGCTTTAGCCAATTTAATAGAAACTACCTTGCTTGCAAAAGCCCCTGCTAGAAGAAAAGATATCGGAGCAAGAATAGGAGCTGGATTAGAAACTAGAGCTGAAAAACAAATAGCAGGAAAACTACAATCAGAAGTCAGAGAATTAGTTAGTCCAATTAGGACAAAAAAAGTCAAAGAATTACAAGTACCACGCTCTACAGAAACTGGCCGGGGGGCATTTATACAAACCCAAATAGCACCTACCGCCCAAGAGTTGGCAGCTGAACAGGCTATATTGAGAATACCTAATTTCCAAGTAACTAAATCAATGCAAAGAAATTACAATGCCATCCAAGTAGCAAATGAAAAAGCAGCCATAAGTCTTAAAAAACAAATAGCTGCCAATAATTTTATTATTTCTAAAAAAGAAGTTAAATCTAGATTGAACGAAGCTAAGACTGTACTATCTGAAAGCCCGACTATTGTAGGAGACGCAGAAAAAACAGCGGATAAACTAATGAATAAGATGGTACAGTTGATTAATCAGAATGCTGGGACTGGTAGCGGTGTGCTAAAAGCCAGAAAAGAATATGATTCATGGGTAAGACTACAAAAACCTAAAGCCTTTGACGCTTCTGCTGAAAATGCTTTTTCAATAGCTAATCGAGAAATTAGAAATACATTGAATGATATATTGGAAGAGAAAACAAAAAATGTAGCGGTAAAAGAATCGCTACAAAATCAGAGAGCATTATTTACAGCTATGGATAATGTTGTGCCAAAAGCAGCCGCTGAAGCTGACACTGCTTTCTTGAGGTCTCTTGATAGACTAGGTGCGGTTATAGGTACAAAGTCTAAAATAGTTCAGGTAATAGCAGCCGGCGTAGGAATCGGAGGTTTAGGGGCCGCTGCAACTTTTGCAACACCAGCGTTAATAGCTGGAGGTTTAGGGCTACTTATATTCAAAGGCGGAAAACTGATTGCAAGTCCAAAGACTAAACAAGCCGTATCCAGATTACTAAAAGAAATAAACAAATTAGAACCGTCAATTCAGCAACAGTTTGTTGGAGATATTGAAATATTGGAAGCATTACTAAGAGAGTAAATTAAATACACTCACAATAAATGCGATTGTGATAGCTATTGTCCAGAAATGATCCCAGAACAAATCTGAGATGTATGGTAGTGGGTTAGTCATATAATTATTTTTTAACTGGTGAATTATTTAAATAATTTTTACTTGATAAACAATATTTTAATGGCCATTTAGCAATATAGATTCTTTGCCATAATAATTTTGGTCTTTTGTTTAATTTTTTCCCCCACTCAGGTAATGTCATACTTTTTCCATGAGCAGTAAATAATTTGACTACTCCCCTATTTCGTGATTGTTCTATTCGTGTAGCCCAACGAGTGTTATTAATAGAGTAATGTCCCTTTTGATTAGGGAATCTATCAATAGTAGTATCCTTTTCTCCAAATTCTTTCACATGTTCTAGGTAAGATGAATACATATCGTCTCTGAAATTCTCGAACTTCTGCCATCGTTTACAGACTTTAATTCCGATATAATATTTACCCCTTTGAGTTTTTGTACGATCTATTATTCCAGCCCATATTCTATAAAATCTAGTAAATCTCATGCCGTGTTTGTATAGCGGATGTTTATTACCAGTTATTTTCAAATTCTTTTTACCTTTACACCATGAGATACATCCTTTATATAAAAGATTAGTTGGTGCAATCAATCTACATTTATTTGAACAATATTTTGCAGTATCTTTTCTATAGTTATATACCTCAAACATCTCCCCACACTCCTTACATTTTATTTCCATCATATAGTTTTAACAAGCTAAAAGCGTAATACATGTTAAGTAACCTGGGGGAAACTTAATACATATTACGCTTTTAGCCCCAGGTTTAATTAATCTACTTACATTATACTCCTAATAAACTAATTTGTCAACCGTTATTATCCAATGGAGACTGAAGCTAGGGCTGTACGCAACATACTTTAACTACCTTAATTCAGTCCCCTTTGCATAATAAAAAACCCACCTACCTAACAAGCTGGTGAGTTTCTTACTAAATTGTAGATTATTCTTGCGAAAAATCCATAATTTAATGTTACTTGTTAGGTATATTAATACTAGCATGTATTATACATTTTGTCAAATAACTAATAATTATATGCCTCTATCCCAACGCCTCCTACAACTTCTCCAAAACCAAGGTTTTAGCCCTAAACCTAGCCAAAATCCTGCCTCAATAGCATTACGCCCGTTCAAAGAGGCTGGCAGTTTTCTAAGCGAACAACTCCGCACCCAATTATCAGAAAAGGGATTCCTTAAAGCCAAACCAATAGATGTGGCTAAAGGAGCCGTTGAAGCTATTGGTAAGCCAGTATCTGGTGTGGTAGAAAAAGCAGTCAAATTAGCACCTGAAGTAAAGAGATTTGCGACTGAATTTAAAAAAGCTGCTGAACAGGTATCACCTAAAATATTAGAGATATTAGATATTGATTCATTATTTCAGAAGGTGCAAGATGCTTTGGAAGCCCCCAAAGTGCCACCTCTAACCCCTGGACTCTTGCCAGCTATCGGAGGTCTCACCCAAGGAGTTATGTCAGCCCCAGCTTCTGGAGGAACTTTTGCAGATAAAATATTACAGTCAATTAAACATTTACCAAAAGCTGAACAATCAAATGCTTTGGCTAAAATGTTAAATAAAGGAATTAAACCAGACCCTCGGATAACTGAACAAGCATCAAGGATCGGCAAACCAGCCCTCCCTGACCCTTCAGCTGTCGGACAAGCAGGCGCAGCTACTATCGCACCTATTATAGGGATTGGCTCTGTTCTATTGGCTGGAGGTATATCGGCTGCAGTTATTAAAGCTACTGAAAAAAAGCTAATGGAAGATATTAATACCCAAGTTCAGTCAAGAATAAAACAGGGAGAATTGGAGGTTGAGCTTATTAGAAAAGGAGGAACTGTTGGACAAATAGAAGAAATTCAAGAAGAAGAGCAACAACCTATTACTGGTTTAATTCAACGCTTTATTTCAGTTGGTGAAGCTCAAGCAGGTACCGCCCCCCATTTCCCTACTCCTTTAAGTCCTGAGTTTTTGGATACCTTTACCCCAACTCAACTAGAAGAGCAAAAAAAGAAGTTTCAAGGCATAGATCCATATTTATATGGAGAATTACACAGGAGAGGGTGGCACCAGCATATTGTAGACTTGGCTGACCTAGAATCCAGAATATTATCAGGAGAAAAAGTAAACAAAGTAAAACTTGAGTCAGGCGCATGGGTTCCTAATTTAAGCTGGGGAATGCCTGGACATGATAAGCCAACAGAGAAAAAGCCGACACCTCCGACTCCGCCGCCAGACCCTGATCCTGACCCTGATCCTGACCCTGAACCAGATCCTCCAGTTAAAACAACCTGTTATAGTTGCTATGGGGAAGAATTAAGAACTATTGTAGTTGATGGAACAACTTGCCCAGATGGATGGACAACCACGCAGCCAACTTGTACCACTGTCCCTGATCCTGATCCAGACCCTCCTCCACCTGATCCAGACCCATTACCTGATCCTCCAGATATAAAAGAAGGGTGTATATCATCTAGGATGTATGACATGAAAGCTAATATTGACGATAAGGATGATAGCAATGCTATTCAGTCAATAATTAATAAAGTTAAAGCTAGATGGGAAGAATTGGAAGATCCTGATGGGTCAGTTCCACATGATATATGGTGGGATGGGGGAGAGGATGAAGAATTATTGGACTTAATTAACCAAGCAAATAGTATTTGGTGGACTTATTATGCGCAACCTTAAATTCCTTAAACTCAAAACCAGCCTTGAGATATAGGCTGGTTTTATTTTCTTAAAATCCAACTCACCATTGAGTGGGTATGTTTATATGGTTTGTGGTCTGTTTGAATCCAATGTCTATAATCTATTATTTTAAAATTTCCTAGTTGTTGATTTATCCATTCAACCACAGGACTATCAAACATCTGTATCATAATTATACCACCAGTTTTAATTATACTTAAAACCTTTGGCAATACTTCTTTTATTTCATTTATAGTTAAAAATTGGAGGACATTGAGGCAGAGGATGATATCGTATTTACCGCCTAAATTAATACCCCTAATATCCATTAAGACATCAGGATTAACTTCGCTATCAATATCAACGGTAATAACCATCGCTCCTTTTTTTTTAAGATATTTAGCGTTAGCTTTTAGCCCGCATCCTATATCAAGCATATCTAAACCAGAGCAATCCTTATGTTTAAATAACTCTTTTACCTGTTTATTTATTTGGCTTCTTTTTCTGTACAT